ACGGACACCATTTGTTCCCAGTTGATAGACCATTTCAAGAATGACCTCTGATACAGGTTGAGGTAAATCGTGACCAACACATTCGTCAATAAGCAGATCAGCCCCCGCAGCAGCTCTGTTTAAATCAATATCGAATAGCTCATCAACTTCTTCCATGGAGATTTCTACACCTTCAGCGTATCTTTCTCGTTCGTGGGACTGAATAAGGTGGCCTATACCGATGGTGGCCTTGCCCAAGCTGTCCAAGTACATTTGAGTGCGGACTCCTTCGTGTAAACGGACCCTCGCTTTCAGGTCATCTGTTAAATCTATCATGTGTTCTCCTTATAATTTGTATGTTTTCTTTATATCTAAAATTCCAGCAGGTTTCAACATATTTGCTTGCAATAAGTTAGGAATACCTCCTGTGCTCTGTGGCATAGGATCAAAGAAACCTTGAATAAAAGGATCTGGATCTCTTGGATACACTTCTCTAGGATCAATTACAGGACCATACATCAGTCTATCCTGCATGGTTGTGCCTTCCATCATTCCCTCTGCTCCAGGTAAATCTACAACATCTGGTTCACTAGGTATTGGTCCTTGTACTTCAGGTATAGGAAAAATTTGACCTCTTTGGTCCATGGTTCGTGGTCTTACATTAGGCTCACTGGGAATTACTTTTTCTTCTTGTCGTAATTTAAATTGTGTAGGCGGTGGTCCTTCAGCCAATAATTTAGTGCTAGGATCTCCACCATCCTGCATTGGTATAGGCATCACACGAACTGATGCTACTCCACCATCAAATTTTTTTCTTTGTCTCATGGTAATTGATTTATCCCTCCGCTACCATACTGAGATTCTAAGGCATCGTCTACAGAACCAAAAGCTAAATCTGATCTAGCTTGAGGAGTCATTTTACTTTCTTGTAAGAAAGCTGGAAATCGAGGATTTAATCTATTTTCTATTTGTTTACCCACTTCTAGATCTTCTGGACTCATAGTTCCTTTGTTAAACATTTTGTTCATTATATCCATCTGTTCATCTCTTGCAGGAGGAGCTTCTACTCCTGTTTGAGGAGCTTTCATTAAGCTTAGGATAGATTGTTCTACTTGATTTACAAAATCCATTTGTTCTAAATCATCTTCCGTTGGAAGTGTTGCATTAGCCCAGTCTAATAATATTTTTTGATTTTCTTTTGAAACAGTAAAAGGTTTTAAACCTTCTTGATCATCACCAGGTTCTCCTAACGCTTTAGTTACAGCTGACCTTCTTGCTATTTCTAAACCACCGTCTTCTAAAACTTCTGAAAAGGCTTTTAAAACTTGTGGATCTGTCAAGATACTAGAACCATATCTTAGTAATAAAGGAATCATTAAAGGAACAATACCTCCAGATAAAACACTAGCACCTGCTCCTGCCGCTCCAAATAAAAACAGTCCTTTGAAACCACCTAAAGTTACACGTCTACTAACAAACTTTGCAGGATCTCTTTGTACAAAGCTACCTGCTCTTTCTGCAATATCTAAAAATCTTGTTATATCTTTTATATTGGTTCCTGTACCTTTTAAAGCTATCTCGAGTGTAGCTCTACCCTCTTCAGTTGTTAAACCTAAGTTCCTTGCGAAAGCATCAGGATCAAATTCTACTGTTCTAAATCTAAATAATTCCCCTGAAGGTGAATTAGCTCCACCCTTATATCCGTATTTAGCTATCTCAGAAGGATTTAAATTCTTTAAATTTTTATAGTCACCCATAGTTGAAGCAACCGGTAGTCCACTAAAAGATTTTTCTAAAGCTTGATCATAAAGTTTTCTAACAAGTTTTTTAGAACCTGCATTAGGACCCATAGAAATTACTCTTTCAGTAGTTGTAATATTCTTACCAAAGTTTGGATTTGCGGTACCGTCAGGTAAGGTAACATTATCATCTAATTTAGTTACTTTAACTTCTTTAAAAACACCCTCTTGATTACCGGCAAGTCTATATGCCTCTAAATTAGCTTTTGGTGTTTTGGTAGCATTGACTAAAGCTTGCATTAGATTTTCATCTTTTCTAGCCATACCTAATAAATTATCTACTAACGCCGCACCACCAATTACACCTTGTGATGTCTGTGCACCAGGACTAAATATTGCTTCATTAACTAATCTGAATTGATCTGCAATAGGTCCATCATACTTTGGAGAAATTGCAAAAAGATAATCATTAGCTGTTGTTAATTTATTCATTGCTGTTTCAAAAACAACTTTGTCAACATCATCATTAATATTAATTAATTTATTCATGTCGTGATCCATAGCTAAACCTAATTGAGTAATTCTAGAACCTTCTCTAACAGGTACATTACCTTTACCTTCAATTTTAAAATTGCTTTGAAAGTTACTAAACATTTCTTGAAGCGTTCTTGCTTGTTCAATTGTTATACCTTCAGGATCTAAACGACTCATGGTTTCATAGAAAGTTCTAAAAGCTTCTTTTGATTGATCACCTGGAAATCTAAATTGATAACCTCTTGTGCCAGGCATTGCTCCAGATAATTGATCAACAAAATCTTTTGCTAATCTCATAACATTATCAACTTTTATAACTTTTTTTCCTGCGAGCTTTTGTGAGTATTCTCCAAAATCTTGATAGAGTGCTCTAGAAATTGTTATGGTATCTTCATATTCTTTTCTCGCTAGTTTAGCCAAATCACCACCCAGTGATGCCATAGTTTGAAAAGGTGCGAAATTGTTTCCCGCTACTTTAAAATATTGTCTTATTGCTTCGTTACTTCCTTCTTTCGCAGTTCTAAAAGGAGTACCCACATAAGGAAAGACACCTAAAACTTCTGAATAACCTTTCCAAAAAGAGCTGTTTGTAGCTTGTATAATACCTAAAGGCATTCCGTAAGTCTCAGCTACCTCTAACATTTTTTTATACTCAGGATTTTTATTATCTAAACCAAAAAGAACTCTACCAACTGCTGGTTTAAAATGTTTGATCAGTGGTCCGAGGGACATGGCCCCTCCTGTAAAGGCTAAGTTCATATAGGCATCTTTTAAAAACTTTGCATTTTGAAGTTCTTGACTTTCTAAAGGAAGGTCATTGAGATGTCTTAAAATTTGATTTGTAAGTTCGTAAACTTGTCCTCCTGCCTGAGCACCTAAAGCATCAGCACCAGCTAACTTTGCAATTGCTGCTCCTGTACCACCTGTTGGTGCAGTCAAAACACCTGCAGCTCCCATAGCACCAATGGCTCCAGCCATTTCAAAAGAGGGTTTTGATACTAATTGATCAGGAATAATTCTATCTAGTCCTGGTATATATTTATCACCAAATTCTTGAGCTGATTTAAAATAGTAATTAGCAGGATCTTCAATAAGTTTCATACGTTGATTTACATCAGCTACTCTTTGAGCAATCTCTGCATAATATTTTTTTGTACCAGCTTCGTAAGGTATATCAGCAATAACTGTAGATGCGGGCACCTTACCTAAACTATTTAACATTTGAGCAGCTTCTTGTGCTGAAACATCTTGAGGTATGCCATAATAATTTCTGACCTCTTGTAATTCGTCAGGTGTTGGTTTCGTTGGATCTTTGAATCTAAAAGTGTGAGCGTTTGGAGTACCAGGAAGAATAGTTACTAATTGTTTATTAGTTTGACTTACTTCAAATAAACCTTGTTGATTATTTACTTCAGCCATTATGTTCCCTCTCCAATTAAAAATACATCTCCGTTATAAGACGGGTTTTCTTC